AAATAATTGGTATCTCAAGAATATTTCCTTTGTCAGATTCTCAAGCAACAATCAATATGTTTGACTTGAGATACCAATTGCGTTTGAATGAATTGTATGATTTCACTTCTGCATCGTATATCAACTATACATTGACACAACAACATTTGCGATCATTAGAACTTCAGTTTACTGGTGAAGTTCCTATTCGTTGGAATAGATCGATGCAAAGATTGTTTATCGATTGGGGATGGGGTCCATACGAAGCCCCTGTTGGGCAGATCGTAGTATCAGAATGTTATGGTGCAGTTGATCCTAGCCTGTATCCAAACATGTGGAATGATCGTTGGCTCAAAGAATATACTACAGCCCTGATCAAGAGAACTTGGGGCAACAACATGAAAAAATTTGGTGGTATCCAGTTGCCTGGTGGTGTCACACTAAACGGCAAAGAAACATATGATGAAGCACAAGAAGAAATCGTCGCTCTTCATCATGAGATGGAAACTAACTACGGTGGACCTCTTGAATGGTTCCTAAATTAAGATGCCAACATCACCATATTTTAATAATTACAATGCTAGGTACAATGAACAACGCTTAGTAGAAGATTTGATTATAGAGAGTATTCAGATTACTGGTTTCTCTGGATACTATTTGCCTAACGATAACGATGCTGCAAGAGATTTGTTATACGGTGAAGATCCAGTAAAGAAATTTGCAACTGCATTTCCATTTGAAATGTACCTGTCTTCATCAGAAGAATATGGTGGTGAAAAAGAGTTCTTCTCAAAGTTTGGTTTGGAAATCAGAAACAGAATTACTGTCATCATATCAAGAAGAGCATTCTCAGAAAGAGTTCCACAGAATACATTTACCAGACCACGAGAAGGTGATTTGGTTTATGTGCCTTTCTTGAATGGTTATGGTGAATTGTATGAAATCACATTTGCAGACCAAGACAAAGATTTTCATACATTAGGTAGAAAAAACCCATACTTCTATGAATTGCATCTAGAGAAATTCAAATATTCACAAGAAGTTATCACAACTGGTGTTCCAGAAATCGATCAAGTGGTTACAGATTCTGCTTATACATTGCACTTGACAACCAGTACAGGAACTGGAACTTATCAGTTACAAGAAATTGTATTCCAGTCTAATGATAATACCTTTGCAAATGCTTTCACAAAAGCAACTGTGCAAACATGGATACCGTCACAAAATACATTATCGGTTACAAATATTTCAGGTCAATTTGTGGCTAATACCGTAATGATTGGTCAAACAAGTAATGCAAGATACATCATGACAACATATGATCCATTGCAATCTCCAGCAAATTTTGAATCATATGACAATAAAGTAATTGAGACTGGAGCAAGCACAATCATAGTTAATACAGAAACCAATCCGATTGGTGGTATCTAATGTCTAATACAACATATTATAGAATGATACGCAAGATTTCCCTTGCATTTGGTGATCTTTTCAATAACATCAATTTGGTTCGTTATAATCCTGATTTGTCTGAACAGGAAAGATTTCTTGTTCCCATAGACTATGCAACAAAAGAATTGTATGTGATGCGTCTACAAAGTGATCCTGACTTGAACAAAAAGATCATGATGACACTGCCAAGAATGTCATACGAATTAGCTGGTATGTCATATGATGCATCAAGAAAACAGATTACAAACATGAAGAACTTTTTCCAAAATGGAAATACAACGTCTTCTCAATATACTCCTGTTCCTTACAATTTTAATTTCAATTTGTATCTATATGTGAGAAACATTGAAGACGGTAATCAAATCATTGAGCATATTTTACCATTCTTTGCACCAGACTACACTGTAAAAGTCAATCTTATTCCAGAATTGGGTGTTATAAAAGAAATACCAATCATACTCAATACTACAGATTTCAATATTGATTATGAAGGTGACATGAATGCTGACACAAGAATCATCATTTGGACACTGAATTTTACAGTAAAAGGATTCATTTTTGGTGCTCAAACAGATAATGTTGGATTGATCAAAACATCTATTACACACATTTACAATGACTTGAAAACAAATCAGAATGTAGTATTCAATATGAATACCGGTGGTGTAGGTAATTACCAAGTGGGTGAAATTGTGTATCAAGGGTTTTCACCAGCATCATCTGCCACAAATGCAAAAGTTGTACAATGGAATAGCGCAAACAATCAGTTATATGTAACTAATTTAGTTGGTAATTTTGTATCAAATCAACCAGTTATTGGTGTAAACACAAATGCATCACACACATTTAATAGCTATGTAGTAACACCTTTACTTGCAGCTACAATAACTGTCACACCAAATCCAATAACCGCTAACGCCAACTCAAATTATACATATACTACCACAATAACATAGAGTGATCATGGACAAATTTGAAAAATCGATGCAGAAAATATTTGATGTAACTCCAACAAAAAACGATGTTATTGAAGTAAAGCCTACAAATACTTCTGTTGTTGCTAAAAATGACAACGTAAATTTAGAAGATGATTTGAATGATGCATATGAGCAAACAAAAGTAAATCTTCAGGAACTAATCGATCAGGGCAAAGAAGCAATGCAAGATATGCTTCAGATTGCCAGAGATGGTCAACATCCTAGAGCATTTGAAGTGTACGGAACCCTACTCAAGAATGTTGTTGAAGCTAACAAAGAACTTCTTGCCGTACAAAAACAGATGAGAGAAATGGACAAGAAGAATGCTCCAACTGGAACAACTCAAATTGATAAAGCTATTTTTGTTGGTAGTACAACTGAATTGAATAGGTTGATCAAAGGAACAAAATGATTAACAATAAAGATTCATACAGAGATAACCCGCTTCTTAAAAAAGCAGGGGTTAAGATCAAGTATACTCAAGAACAAGTTGAAGAATTTCTGAAATGTTCCCGTGATCCAGTTTATTTTGCAGAAAACTACATCAAGATTGTCAACGTTGATCGTGGTCTGATGCCATTTGAAATGTGGCCTTTTCAAAAAGACATGATCAGATTGTTTCACGATAATCGATTTGTAATCACAAAATGCCCTCGACAAGTTGGTAAAACGACAACCTCTGTTGCATACCTTCTTTGGCTTACACTATTTTCTGAATCACAAAACATTGCCGTTCTTGCAAACAAAGGTTCATTAGCCAGAGACATTCTAGCCAAATACCAACTTGCATATGAGAATTTGCCAATTTGGTTGCAGCAAGGTATCATTACTTGGAACAAAGGTAATGTAGAACTCGAAAACGGATCAAAGATTATGGCAGCATCAACGTCATCATCTGCGGTTCGTGGAGGATCATTCAACTGTGTATTCTTGGATGAATTTGCATTCGTTCCAGGTAACATTGCAGATGAATTCTTCAACTCAGTTTATCCTGTTATCTCATCTGGTAAGACAACAAAGATCATTATCGTTTCTACACCAAACGGTATGAATCTGTTTTACAAGATGTGGATGGATGCAATTGGAAGAAAGAATGGATATAAACCATTTGAAATCCATTGGTCCATGGTACCAGGTCGTGATGAGAAATGGAAAGAAGAAACAATTCGTAACACTTCTGAAGAACAGTTCCGTCAGGAGTTTGAATGTGAATTCTTGGGTTCAACAAATACTCTTATATCTGGGCAAAAACTTCAACAGTTGGTATATAACGATCCTGTATATCAACACGATAAAGTCAAGATTTTTGAACACCCAATCAAAGAGATTGATGGTGAACATTCAAAGGATCACCTATATGCAATTACAGTGGATGTTTCAGAAGGTAAAAATCTAGACTCATCTGCATTCTCTGTGTTTGATATTTCAACGGTACCGTATAAACAAGTTGCATCATATCATAGTTCAACTATATCACCAATATTGTTTCCAACTATAATCTATAATGCTGCTAGGATGTATAATGATGCGTATGTTTTGGTTGAAATCAACAACACTCCACAAGTGGCAGATACATTGCACACAGAATTAGAATATGAGAATTTGTGGAAGATTTACACAGGTAACAAAAAACCCCAACAATTGTCTGCTGGTTTTGCCAGAGGCATTCAAATGGGACTTAAAATGTCACCTCAAGTCAAAAGAATTGGATGTTCCAATTTGAAAACATTGATTGAAAGTGACAAGTTATTGATCAATGATTTTGACACTATCTCAGAGTTAGCTACTTTCGTTGCACAAAAAAATTCATTTGAAGCAGAGGAAGGTGCAAACGATGACTTGGTAATGACACTTGTCATGTTTTCTTGGATTACTACACAGACATATTTCAGAGAAATTGTTAATCACGATATCAGAAAGCAGATGCAACTTGAAAATATGAATCAAGTTGACGATGAGACTCTTCCTGAACCTATCATAGACGATGGTCTTCAAAACAATCTTGAACTTGTTGGTGGTGATCTTTGGGAACTTAATACGGGAGCAGGTGATACCTATGCAGATTTTATGAGAGATTTTATAAAAAATGTATAAATGCTTTGATTCATAAATATTTCTATGGTATTTTATGCCAATATAACAGAATAATCTTAAGGAGAAGAATCAAATGGCTACGCAATTGTCTCCAGGCGTGTTAGTAACTGAAACTAATTTAACCACAATCGTTCCATCGGTGTTGACTACTGCTGGTGCATATGCTGGTGCATTTATGTGGGGTCCAATCAACAAGTTGAATCCCGTAGATACAGAAAAGACTTTAATTTCGATTTATGGAAAACCAGATACAAATACAGCAGCATCTTTTTACAGTGCAGCATCTTTCTTAGCATACGGAAATAATCTTCAAATTGTTCGTGCTGCTAATTCACAGACATATACTGCTACAGCCAATGCTTCTGCTGCTTCAATCCAAGTTCCAAATAAAGACTATTTTCAATACAATTATTTGGCAGGACCAAATGCAAACACATACGGTCCATTTATGGCACGTTATGCTGGTTCTATTGGTAACTCAATCACTGTTTCTGTAATTGATGCTGGTTCTAACACTACACAGTTCAACAACTGGAGTGTTCCACTATACAATTCAGCAGGTTCAAATTACTCAAACGTATCTCTTGCTGGTTACTTTAACGGTCTACCAAGCACTTCATATGCAACATCACAAGTTGGTGGCGCAAATGACCAAATCCATCTTGCAATCGTTGATACTGGTGGTTTGATTTCAGGCACAAAAGGAACTGTTCTTGAAACTTATCCTTACTTGTCAAAGGCTGTCGATTCAGTAGATTCAACAGGGCAATCAAACTATTACAAAAATGCACTGTTCAATAACTCAAGATATGCTTACGCGGTTGATCCAGTCAACTATGCATCAACTAGTGCAACTTGGGGTAAAGTTTCAGCAAATACAAACTTTGCAACACTATCTGCTCCATACACTTTCACATTAGTTAATGGTTCAGATGCAACTCTTACTGATGCTGACGTTATAAATGCAATGAATCAATTTGCTGATACTGCACAGACAGCAATTTCATTGCTCATAACAGGTCCTTATACCAACACAGCAGTACAGACAGCAGCAATCAATATTGCAGCAACCCGTAAAGATTGCGTAGCTTTTGTTTCTCCACCACAATCTTCAGTTGTAAATAACGTTGGTAGTGAACAAACAAGTGTTCTTTCTTGGATGAGTGGCCTATCTTCACTTACTGGTGGTCCAACAGGTTCATATGCTATTGCAGATTCTGGTTGGAAATATATGTTTGACCGTTACAATAACACATATCGTTGGATTCCACTGAA